TTTTTCATTTACAACTAAATGATGATATATTCTTCCATCAACATACCATCTTCTAAAAATATCATGACCATCTTCTCCAAAATTCAATAAACTGTATATATTATCAAATTCATCTTTAATTTGTTTTTTAATACCATCACTAACTTTTAAATTATCCATAGAAATGTCTACAGATTGTTTTCCAACTTCATTTACAGATACGATTGATTCACCAACAATATCTTCTATAGCTGCATCACATTCGGGGTGCATTGATGTTCCACGATATTTTAAGATTAATTGTGCATTATCTTTGGAATCATCACCATCTAAATTAATATATTGTCCATAATGTGAACCACCAGCGGTAACGTAACCAGCACCATCATCATCTTTTGCTGGAACTATAGATGGTTTTTTCTTAGGATCATCTTTTGGAGTTCTTCTTAATTCAAACCCAAAAAGTCGTAATCCTCTAGCATCACTACTGTAATCGACCATTAATTATCCTTTTTATAAAAGGGGTGATTAATTTCACCCCTTTATATTTTATATATTATATTGCTCCAGTACCGTCTGTGGTATTAGAAGTCCAATATTGATAGTTCCATGTTACTGAAAATCTTTCTATATCTTCAGCACCATAACTCAAATCAATTGCACTTAAATCAGTGGGCCAACAATCCTTAAATGTATAAACTTTCTTTACTGTTTCATCTCTATCAAATTGTGTAACTTGAAGATCAGCAAAGTACAATTCTGGATTTTGTGTACCACCAATATCTGCGTGATTTGCAATAGCGTTCATCCAAGTTTCAAAAGCATTTCTTAACTTGAAATTTACGTCATTGATTATTGTTACTGTCCAAACATCAAATGTTCGGTCACCAGCAATTTTTAATTGTCTACCCCTAAATGATATGGGTATTGTACCAACTGTCGACGCTGGTAACTGCGCAGCCTCACATAAGAATGATGAAAGATCAGCATCTATATCAACACCTAAACCACCTCTTGGGTTGTTCATAGTGACTTGAAATAGATTGGATCTAGCACCTCCACCTGTAAGTCTGGCTTTAAATTGATCTACACTACCTAGTGCCATTTTTTACCTCCTAAGCGCCTGCAGTTCCAACAATTTCTTCAAACGATACGCCAGTTCTAACTGCCACAAAGTTAAGTGTGACAAAGTTAATTGAACGCGCAGGCTTGATAAAAATGTTGGCTATGAATTCGTTACGATCAATAACTTCAGCGGTATTAACTGTTTCATCAGCTATTACTCTAAAGTCGGTTATACCTCTTCGAGCTTTTACATCTCTAAGAACTGGTTCAATAATATTTACAAATTCTGCTCTTGTAAATTCATCATTAAATTCAAACATTACATTCTTAGCAGCTTGTGCGATTGCTCTTTCAAGTGTTAAGAATAATCTTCTACAATTAATTCTGTCAAAAGCAGATGGTCTGTTAAACATTGTTTTATCACCAAATAAACAAATTCCAGATCCACTTACATTAACAACTGGATTAACACCAGCTTTATATAGTGTATCTCTATTTGTTTTATTTGGATTATAGTTAACACCAGTTACACCAAGTAACTGACCTCTTCTTGTACCAGCGGGTGAAAACCATGGTGCCTGTGTTCTATCAGTTTCTGCCATAAGACCAGCAACTGAAGAAGCAGCAGGTATTTCAATGAATTGATCGTTAAACTTATCAAATACTTTTAAGTAACTACAATCCATAATACCATATGAACTTTTTGTCATTGTAGCTGCAGTAGCAACAACATTCGTGGTTATAGTTGTTTCATTTGATTGACCAACAACATCTGATCTTGCTGGTGAAGAAACAACCACACAATCTTTTCTTGCGGTAGCGTTTGCAATAAGATCATTTGTAACAGTTGTTTGATCTGTTCTATTACTCATACCAGGTGCAATTAAGAAATCAACTTCTACTGCTTCAACATCTTCAAATAGATCATGACCTGTAGCAACTTCAGCTGTACCTAATGCATCAGAATTAACTCCACTATCTAGTGAAAGATCAACAACTTTTATATTTGCACCTCTTGTAATAAATTCTTGTTGAGTGCTAGTAAAAGCTGTTCCTAATAGTGGTGCCTGTGTTGTCATACTACCAGGAAAACCAATCATGTGAATGTATTGTGATTGTTCATTTATTACATTTTTAACAAAATTAGTACCACCATCTTCACTTTTTGAATTTGAACCAACAGAAACAAATGGGTATGCTTCTAATACAGAACCCTTAGTTCCTGATATTTCACCATCTTCATCAACAACTGCAATGTGAACTTCTGTTAATGATCCACCAGCATTGGAATCTAATACATTACTACCTGGTGGTGCATCAAATGATGATTTGTATGCCCAACCATTAAATGCTGAATCATTTAATGTTGGTGTACAAATTGATATTTGTAGTGAATTACCCAAAGCTCCAGGAAAACGAGCAATAAACGATTGTTTATCTGTGTTTAATCCACCTTCTTGTGATATAAAATTATCTTTATTTTTTACTAGTGGTGCACTTGTAGCTATATGATCTCCTGATGCTTGCATTTCAGTTGCACCAGCTAGTCCTCCAGCTCTTGCATTTTTAGCAGCAGATGTTACAGCTCTAACTACTTGTAATGAACTTGAATAACGCAGAAAATATGATGCGTTATGAAAATCTATTGTGTTTGTGGTGTCTGGTGTCGAGTGAACATTTATCAAATCAGCTTCATTTGATATGAGTGTTCTTTGCTCAACAGGACCCCATCTAAAATTTCCAACGATTGCTCCAGTGGAAGTTTGAACATTGGGTACACCGCCCGTTGCATCAATTTCCTTTACAACAACCGCAGGTGATTGTGATGGTGTGAATAGTGCCATGTTTGCCTCTCGGTTTCTAATTAATATGGTTCATAATACGGTTGTTATCAATTTATATGATATATTTATAATAATTTAAAAATTAGAATAATTATTAAAATCTTGATCGTGGTCAAATTCTACTACCCAATCTGGTTTTTTTACTTCTTCTTCAACAAATTGTGATCCATCATCAATGTGTCCAAATGGTACTATGTCGTCTTCAATTTCTTTCATTTTTTGTTTAAAGATCATTTCTTTTAAATTTATGTCAGTCATATCACCAAAATATTTACTTGTTACAAAATACCCAAACAGAACTAAATTCATTATTAAATCGTCATGGTTACCATCTGACGCCTCGTATGATTGACCACGTGATACAAAAGTAGATGCTTCAAATATTGTATTTTCATCAACGATTGTTAGTTTATTATTTTCTAACAAATCTTTTATTGCTGAACAACCCATTCTTTTAGTTTTTCTAGTAATTTCTACTCCAATTTTATCCATTCTGATTGCTGATTCAGCATGAATATTTTCATATTCTAAATCTTGATATAAACCATTACATACTACTGATCCCTGATCATTTGACTCTATAACAACATAAGCCTTGTTGTAGACATTTGCCCATTTATAAATAATATTGGGGAAGAGTATTGGAGATATAGTATTATTGCGATACACAGCTACCTGTCTGAATGGACGCACGCTAATATCGACTAAATTAAAGGTAGAATAATCCTGTCCTCTTCCCTTTGCAACATCTACACACATGATATATTCGTGGTTTTCTTCTGGTTTTTGATACAATAGAAGATGTCCATTTTCATATATTTCTTTTGGTTGTTCAGCTCTCATTTCCATTAATGTTTGTGAATTAATTAAAGTATCACCCGTACCAAAAAATGTATTACCAAATTCTTGATCAAATTGTAATTGTGATGTATTTGATATTGTAGTTTCTTTCCATTTCTCATTACGACCTGGCACATCCCACCAATCAACACGAAATGGTTTAAATTCATTTATACCCTGTACGGCACCTTGCCATATATTATAAAAAGTGTTACCTATACCATTAGCTGTAGATGTAACAATAATTTTTGTATCTTTACCAGCAGAAACAACAGGATAAGTTGAAGTGTAAAATTCAGCAGCTTTTTCTACGAATGCAAACTCGTCTAAATATAATAAGTTAACAGAAAGACCACGAATAGAAGAACCGGAAGTAGCAGAAGCAAGGATACGAGAATTATTTGAAAACTCAAGGGAACCTTTATTAAGAGCTTTACTGCCAGGTTGTAGGAAAAACGGAGTATTTTCCAACATAAGTGTAACACGGGATAACATTTCTCTAGCAGTCGCTCCTTTATTCGCAAGAATAGCAACAGTTTTTTCTGAATTGAATAATGCAAACCATAGTAAGTATGCACAGGCACTGATTGACTTACCAGATTGACGACATGCGAGAACGACATTAAATCTATTTTCCTCGAATTGATTAAACATTTTCTTTTGATAAGGATATAATTCAAAAGGAACTAAACCCTTGTCGAGTGAAATAATCTTACAGTATTTTTCAGCAAAGTATGATGGATCTTTCATACATTTTGAATATTCATCAACTAAATCAGAGGTCCATTCTTGTACGACACCATCGCGTTTTACATTAGGATTCCCCAGATAACTCTGTACTTGATGCATCTACAACCTTTTCATCTTTTTCTTTTAATAATTTTTGTAGATCAGCAGTTGACCCTAAAAATATATTGTTTTGTTGATGTTCCACTTTTTTAAGTGGTTCTTCCATATCTTTATTTTTCTTATTTAAATCCATTAATTTATCATTTACATCAGATAAATTTTTTATCATGTTAGATAATACTTCAAATGCTCTAGGATGTTGAGACTGTTTGGCAATTTCAAGGAGTTCTTCAAGTCCGTCTTGTCCTCGTTCAATCAGATTATACAGATTTTCTCTGGCATACTGAAAGTCTGTTTCATCTTCTTGGCCGTTGACAAGAGGCTTTACTTTTTCCGTTTTTGCAACATCTCTCTGAGGGGTTTCAACAATTCCTAAAACCTCGTCAAGATGAGCATCTATGTCTTTCATCATGTAAAGTCTTCACCTGTGGTTGGGTCAAAGTTTTTACTGTCACTAAAGAATTCAAAAGTTTCACTAAAACCATAGTCAGTATCTGCAGTGGCAGTTGTTGGAGAAGGTGTAACTGTGTATCGTGTCTTAACTGTTGCATCACCGACATCCTGACTTGAAGATTCGTTAAGTATTCTTTCGTAATTACCTGTTTCAAGAAGTATATAGTCAGATGTTCTTGCACCCTCAATCGTAGATTCAAGTACAACAAAATCTTGCACAAGATCACCATCTTCTGTGTTTGCTGGAATACGAAAGTTGACCTCAATTGACTTAATGACTGCACTGGTTTTAATATCTGGGTAAACATATCCCTTCATCAAGAAACTCAAAGTCCAGATTATTGTTCTTCTAGTAGCCTGATCTCCCTCATATTCATCGGTTTGACTTGCAGAATTAAGAACGATTGGA